GGGCGAATTTCGGGATTCTCGGCGCATCTTCGGTTACCCCCTTCACCACCGTGCAATCGGTGGACTCAGGGACGCAATTCACGATGAACATGCCAGCTACAGTGACAGACGTGCAGAGAGTCACGATGTCGCAGGTTGGCTACCCTCTTCCATCTGATTGGCTGAAACAGATCCCTCAGACTGAATGGGACCGTACCAACCGCTGGCCCATGCTTGGCCCCAAGTCTCCCCAGGAATGGCAATCCTTCAAATCTGGGATTGTCTACGCCGGACCACGTGAGCGTTTCCGCATCCAGTTGGGTGCTTTGCAGATCAGTCCCCCCCCTCCAAATGGTTTGCAATTCGCCTATGAGTACATTTCATCCGCATGGGTGATCGGCTCCGGTGGAGTCGCACAGCAGAACTTCGCCGCGGATACCGATACAACCGTTTACGATGATTCATTGATGGTTGTAGGTTTAAAGATGCGCTGGCTCCGCGCCAAGGGATTGGATTATTCTGTCGAATTGAGCGAGTTCAATACATTGCTAAGTACCATCAAGGGGCAGGACAAGAGTGCTCCCAAGCTTTCTCTTTCTCCGATCATGGGTAGCATCTTCTTGAGCAACGCTAATTTGCCCGATGGAAATTGGTCAGCCAGCTAATGCCACAAGTCTCTGTCCCCGCTTCCATCCCCGCTCCAATTGGCGGGTTGAATGCTCGCGACTCTTTGGCGGCGATGCCTCCGACTGATGCGGTGATTCTCGAAAACTGGTTCCCGCAACCCACAAGCGTTAACGTCCGCAAGGGTTATACGCCCTGGGCTACCGGCTTCGCCAATCCTGTACAGACCATCTTCCGCTATGCCCCAACCTCTGGCGCATACAAGATGTTTGCGGCATCAGGCACTGGCTTTTACGACACGACCCTTACCGGCCCCATCGGCGCTCCGGTAGTCACGGGCCTGACAAACGCTCAATGGTGCTATACCAACATCATTACGCCTGGCGGTTCCTTTCTGTGGACTGTCAATGGCCAAGACAATGCCAAGATCTATGACGGCGCAACATGGGCCGATGTATCGATTACCGGCATTGCTTCCAATCTCTTGGCCCAGGTTAACGTCTTCGGCAATCGCTTATTCATGATCGAGAAGAACAAGCTGAAGGTTTGGTATCTTGGGGTTCAAAGCATTGCCGGTGCTGCAACCGCGTTTGATCTGTCTACAATCTTTCCGCGTGGTGGCTACCTTATGGCCATGGGAACCTGGTCTATTGATGCAGGCGCGGGATTGAATGACCTAGCGGTATTCGTGTCGTCTGAAGGCGAAGTTGCGGTATACCAAGGGATTGATCCGGCCACTTGGACAAAGCAAGGGGTTTACTATCTTGGCCGTCCTATTGGGCGCAAGTGCTTCGCCAAGATGGGCGGTGATTTCCTGCTTCTTTGCGAGCAAGGCATTTACCCTCTAAGCCGCGCCCTTTTGTCCGCCACTATCGATAGATCAGTCGCATTGACGGACAAGATTCAGAATCTGATTAGCCAATCGGTGAGCGCCTACCAGTTGAATTATGGTTGGCAGATGACCGTTTACCCGGAACAGAATCAACTCTGGCTTAACGTCCCGACTGGAAATGGTGGAAGCTATCAGTATGTGATGAACACCATCACTAGCGCATGGTGCTACTTCACCAACATGAATTCGACGTGCTGGGAAGTTATCGGGCCATCTATTTACTATGGTGGGCAGACGGCTGTCTATAAAGCTTGGACTGGCCCTTTCGATAACACCAGTCAGATCCAGGCTGATGTTCTTCAGGCTTACTCGAATTTCGGCACTCAGGCGAATCAGAAGTATTTCACGATGGTGAGGCCTGCAATATTGGCTGATGGTGATCCATCGATTTTGTTCGCGCTGAATGTGGATTTTCTGAATCTACCGCCTACCGGAGCGCTTTCATTCAATCCACCCATCAATGGGATGGTGTGGGGCTCCATGGTTTGGGGTTCAATGGTCTGGGGTGGTGGCATGATGCCAATCGGTGGATGGCAGACTGTTGGAGCCATTGGGACTTATGCAGGATTTCGAATGACCGTCCAGGCCAATGGATCAAACGTCAGTTGGAATGAGATCAGCATGATGTATCAAGTTGGTGGACCTTTGTGATTGTCACGGGTGAAGTTATCGGCTGGTGGGTTTTTGAACGCACTGGGGGTATATTTGAACCCAATTGCTCAGCAACTCTGGGGTGGGAAGTAGATGAGAAACTGACAGCTGGTGTAGTCTTCGACCAATACAATGGAAGAAGTTTGTGTATGCATGTGGCACTGGAACAATCGATTCCTAGGAGCTTTTTGAAGGCGTGCTTTGATTATGCTTTCAACAAACTAGGCGTTTTAAAAGTAATTGGACTTGTTGATTCGACTAATGAAAAGGCTTTGCGTTTTGATAGACATCTTGGATTTATTGAAGAAACTTGCATCAAGGACGCCGGGAAGCATGGCGATATCGTCATTCTTACAATGACACGAGAACAGTGTCGATGGATTTAAGGAAAAGCTATGGGAAAAGGCGCATCTACACCAGCCGCACCGGATTACGTGGGCCAGGCCAATGCTACGGCTGCGGGCAATCTCGCGGCGGCACGTTCGCAGACGCAGGCTAACCGCATCAACCAGACGACGCCCTACGGCTCTATTAAATATACACAAGGCGGTTTTGATCAGGCCGGATATGACACTGCCATGCAGAGATATCTGTCAGGTCTTTCCCAACCAGTTCAGAACACTGCAAGCCTGGCAGGAGGCGGCAGCAAATTGGACCGGTATATGGATGCACTTAGTGGTGCATTTGGCGTGCCTTCTTCGTCTCAGACTGGTGGAGGTGCTCAGGGGGGGGCTCCGAATCGCGCAGACTTCATGACCAATCCGGATCAGTGGTCTTCTGAGATCACGCTAGATCCGGCCCAGCAGGCGTTGCTTGATCAGCAGAACAAGACCAGCTTGGGCCTGGCCGGATTGCAGGATCAGGCCCTTGGGCGCGTCTCTGATGCCTACTCGCAGCCTTTCGATATGTCTGGTTTGCAAGAGATGCAGACCAATCTAGACCCGAATACCGGGATGGATGCATGGGACAGGGCGACTGACTTGATTCGCCAGCGTCAAAACCCACAACTGGACCAACAACAGGCCGCGCTTGATGCCAAGTTGGCGAATCAGGGTCTGACGGCTGGGTCTGAAGGCTGGGGTATCCAGCAAAGCCAATTCGGCAAGACACGCAATGACGCCGATATTTCCGCACAATTGGCGGGCTTGCAGGCGCAAAACCAGTTCTTTAACCAGGCTGGGACCAATGCAGCACTGAAGAACAGTAGCCGGTTGCAGCAACTCGGTGAGCGCACGACCCTGCGCAATATGCCACTACAGGAATTGAATGCACTTCGTTCGGGATCAACGGTAACAAATCCAAGTTTTACCACCCCTGGGCAGCAAGGCCAGACTAGCGGAGCTGATTTATTGGGAGCATCGAGTGCTCAATATAGCAACGCTCTGAATTCTGCAAATGCGCAAAATGCCCAGGCTGCTGGGACGACAAATTCCCTTCTTGGGCTCGCTGGGGGACTTGGAAGCGCATATCTTGGAACTGCTGGGGGTTCGGCTGCTTTAACTGGCTTGATGGCGATGTTCTGATGCTAAATATCCTTGCATTTTGGTATCAGGTCATCATCGCCAGCGAGCAATTGCTGAGAGACTCTGTTGCCCTTTTGAAAGATGAAGGATGGGAGAAAGACCTCAAGCAGTTCTACCAGAAGCATCTTGAAGACGAATTGAATCATGCAAAGTGGCTGAAAGAGGATCTTGGTTCGCATGAGGTTGTTCTGCACTATGGCGCGGCGCAACTGGCGGGCATGGCCTACTACCTCATTCTGCATGTGCATCCGGTCGCATTAATGGGCTACATGATGGCTTTGGAGGGTAACAAGATCCCTTTGGAATTTGTCGAGTCTATCGAGCGGGAGCATGGCGCTACTGCAGCAAGGACCCTTCGACTACATGCAGAAGAAGACCCAGGCCACTACGAAGAACTCAGTTCATTTGAAATAGCGCCTGAATGGCGTGATTTAGTGGAAAATACGCGCATACAGACGCTGAAACTAATCGAGGCTATGTGAAATGGCACAAGGTCAAATGACACCCCAGCAATCGGTGAACTTCTTCCAGCAGTCTCCAGAGACGGCGGTAGATATGAATGCCTTGCAACGGCAACGCCGGATTGCCGAAATGCTTATGCAAAAGGGCCTTGAAGGAGATCAAGGGCAAATGGTAAGCGGGCATTTTGTTGCGCCTTCGGCATTGTCTCGAGTAGCCCAACTTGGTTCTGCATTGGGCGGGGCTTATTTCAACAAGCAGGCTGACTCGAAAGAGGCAGCTATCGCCCAACGTTTGATGGCACAAAAGACACAAGACGCCTCTGACTTCATGAAAGCATTGCAGGGCACGCCAGCCCAGCCTGGCGCACAAATCCCCAATGCCGTGCCGAACGACGACGAAGGCAACCCTCTGCCAATCGCGCAGATGCCCGATACGGCGGCGGTACCCCCCGATATCAATCGGGCAATTGCTACCGCCATGAATAGCCAGAATCCGCAGCTAGCTGCCTTGGTGCCGAACTTATTGAATCGACAAATGGACTCCCAGGAATTGACTGGCATCCTTGACCGTTTCCGTGGCGGTCAAGGGGGTTCTGGTGGTGCTGGCTCTGGGGCGCTGCCGCCCGGTGTCAATGAATTGGCCGCAGCTTTGGCTTCCTCTCGCAGTCCAATGGCGGCGCGACTTGCAACCATGGTTCAAGATGCCTCGAAGCCTATCAATGTGGCAGAAGGTGGGACGGTCTACGATCCAAATACGGGAAAGCCGATCTTTACCGCCCCAAAGACCGTGGCAGGCATTTCCATGCAGGGCGGCCAGGCTGCGCCGGTTCCAGGCTTTGCAGAAGCCGATGCGCGAAGTGCTGGACTCAAGGCCGCTGCAGAAGCTGCTGCACGCGACAAATATGCCGCGCCAGTCACCATCCCGGCCCAAGGTGGGCCACGCATGGTTACGCCCGCTTTGGCTCGTGAGATGGCTGGCAACAACAGTCAAACGCCCGTCGCCCCGGCAATGCAGGGACTCCCGCAGGCTCAACCGGGCATGACCAGCAGCTTCCAGGGTCCGGCAGAGCAAGTCTTGCCATTGATTGCAGGAATCAAAGACCCACAAGAGCGCGCCAATGCTTTTGATGCGTACGCCCGTCAGTTGACTGGCGGCGGCGCTATGGCTGGTCCTGGCGGTCCAGGCATCCCGTTGCAGACGGAAGAACAGTCGGCCTATGGAACTGCCCGGGCAAAAGATTTTGCTGGCCAAGCTTCAAACTATTCCAAGGGCGGTCAGCAAGGCGCATCTACCCTGCGTTCCCTTGATGAGTTGCGCACGCTCTACAGTGATCCAAACGTCGCCAAGGGTGCGGCTGCTGAGAATATCAGTGGCCTCAAGAATCTGGCGTCCTCATTCGGCGTTGACATCAAGGGCCTAGGCTCTGAACAAGCAGCGCAAGCGATTACCAACAAGATGGCACTTGACCTTCGCTCAACCGCTGACGGTGGCGGCATGCCTGGCGCAATGTCGGATGCTGACCGCGAATTCTTGAAGGCCCTCACGCCAAACCTCACGAAGTCGCCTGAAGGCCGAAACAAGATCATGGATGCGCAACAGAAGGTGGCCCAGCGCAATATCGACGTTGCTCGCTTGGCCAACCAATATGAACAGCAAAACGGGCGTATCGACGCCGGTTTTGACAAGGTTGTGCAGGATTACGCCGCAAAGAATCAGCTTTTCACTCAACCTAAAGCCGGTGGCGGCTTCAAGATTATTGGGGTGAAGTAATGTCGGTCTACACCCTTCAAGGTCCGGACGGTCGGACCTACACCATTGAAGGCCCAGAGGGGGCTACTGCTGAGCAGTTAGGTTCTTTCGTGCAAAGCCAAGCCCAGGCAGCAGAGCGCGAACTCTACTCGCCCACCCGAGATATGTCTGGCCTCGATAAATTCATCGTGGGCGCAGGCAAGGCGGTTTCTGACACCGGCCAGGGTATAGGCCAAATCGGCGCGGGGATCATGGATTACCTGCGGCCCCGCAAGTCCGGACAAAGCCGAGTCGATGAGGCACGCGGGGAAGTCGCTGAAACGCGGCGTCTCGATGCGCCCCTCATGGATACCGGCGCTGGCCTGGCTGGAAACATCGGCGGCAATATCGCCATGGCCCTTTTGCCTGGCGGCGCGGTGGCCGGTGCGGGCCGGGCTTTGACCCGTGTTCCCGCTGCTGCCCAGATTGGCCAAGCTTTGGCGACTGCTGGACGCGGCCTGATGGCCCCGAATACCATCCCTGCGGCTATGGGCGTTGGCGCTTTGCAGGGTGCTATTCAGCCAAGCACCTCGACCGGCGAGACCATGATGAATGCCGGTTTAGGCGGGGTTGCTGCTGGCGCTGTTCCAGCGGTTATTCGTAGTGGGCAAATCGCGAAAGCGCTAATCGATCCTAAAACCGAAACTGGACAGAAGAAACTTGTTGGGAGAGCCTTATTGGCAGCAGCCGGATCTCCAGAAGATGCGGCCAAAGCACTGGCAAATCTGCGAGCAAGCCAGCAACCTTTTGTTGGCCCCGCTCCTGAAGGGGAAGTAGGACGCCAAATTGTTGGTGAAATTGTGCCTGGTTCTTTCCCAACAACAGGACAAGCAGCAGGAGTTCCGAGTATCGCGTCACTTTCTCGATCTGCTGGAGCAGTCGATCCACAATCCCAAAATGCTCTCTCTCAGCGATTGGCAGAACAGAATGCAGCGCGCTATCGACAGGTCGAGGATATTGCTGGGAGCACTGGTGGCCGAGATTTCATGGCGATCAACCGAAAAGCATTTGGCGATCAGGCATATGAGGAAGCGCGGAAACTGGGAATCAACCCAGGAGCACTAACCCCAGAAGCTCAAGCAAATATTGCTAGCTTTCAACAGCGAGTTCCAGATGAAGTAATGCAGCGTGCCCGTGATCTAGCCAAGATTAAAGGCATTGATCTGGACAACTCCACAAGCGTACAGGGCCTGCATTGGATCAAGACGGCGCTTGATGACAAGATTAGTACGGCAAAACGCCAAGGGGACAAAGAGCTAGCAAGTGCCTATATTGGTCTTCAGCAAGATTTCTTGGGTGGTCTGGATGAATTGTCTCCAGCATATAAGGCTGCGCGACAAGAATATTCAGCCATGTCAAAGCCCATAAATGAGATGGATGTTGCTCAGGAGGTTCTCAACAAATCTACCAGTGCACTTCCACGAGCGACAGATAATCCAGCGTTAGCTGTTCCTACCGTTCGTCCAGAGGCATTTGCTAAAGCACTGAGCGACAAAACGGCTTCCAATGTAGTTCGTCCGGGCGCGACTCTTGAAGGCGTCATGCAGCCGAGAAATCTACAAAAACTACAGAACATCGAAGAAGATCTCGCGCGCTCTAATTTTGGCCAGAACGCAGGCAGAGAATCAGGCGGCTCAGATACGACCCAAAAGCTTGCATTTGCAAATTTGATGTCTCAGTCAGGATTGCCAAAATGGGTATCGCCGGAATTGCTTTTAACAGGACTTGGAACTGCTGGAGGATCCTTAGTAGCTGGACCAATGGGTGCTGGCGCGGGAGCTGCGGTCGGTGCGCTTACTAAAGCTGGTGCACGTCAGTTTTATCAGGACGCAAATACAT